GACTGGGGTCGCCGGCAGAATCCTCGACAAGTGATCGTCATCAAAGGATTCGATCATGCGACCGTACCGCTGGGCCGACCGAAGAAGCAGGACGTGAACAGCCGCGGCCGACTCATCACGCGCGGCTGCCAGGTCTGGCCGGTGGGCGTGTCGCTGCTCAAGGGAGAGTTCTACGGCTGGCTCTGGTTGGAGCCGCCGTCCGAAGAGGCGCGCAAGCATGGGACCAAGTTCCCGGGCGGGTACTGCCACTTTCCGGAGTATGCGGAGGAGCACTTCAGGCAGCTGACTGCCGAACAGATACGGGAACGGGAGAGTAAGGGGTTTACCGTCCGCGAGTGGCACAAGGTCTACGAAAGAAACGAATCGCTCGATTGCCGTGTTTACGCTCGGGCCGCGGCCTATTACGCGGGAATGGATTTCTGGACGAAAGAGCACTGGCAGCGCATCAAGGACACGCTGCGCGTGAACGACGAGCTAGACCAAGAGGACCCGGGCGAAGCGCCGACCGTGCCGCGTTCGGCTTCTCCGGCGCCTCAACCCCCTCGACCGCGCCGGCCGCGGCGGCGACGTAGCACGTACATGACGAGATGAGAATATGGCCTGGACGCAGACTGACATCGACACCCTGAAGACGGCAATTGCCACCGGGGCGCTGACCGTGCGCTACTCCGATGGGACCAGTACGACCTACCGGACATTGGAGGAGATGCGGGAGATTCAGGCCATCATGGAGAAAGAAGTCTCCGAGGATGCGGGAACCCGGAGGCGACGCATTACGAAGATCCACTCAGCCAAGTACAGGAGCTTGTGATGGACATCCTGAAGCGCATCCGACGGGCAACCCGGTACGTGGTCAGGGGCGAAGGAGGACCCAAACCCCGCGCGGCTCTGCACGAGGCGGCCAATAGTAGCCGGCGTCTGAAGAATTGGACTCCCACGTCTGCCGACATCAATACCATTCTGTCGTCCTCGGGTGATATGCTGGTCAAGCGGGCGCGGGAGTTGGTCCTGACGAACGGCTATGCCACCAGCGCCAAAGAGGAGTTTGCGGCGGCCCTGGTAGGGGCCGGTATTCGACCGTCGAGCACGGCCAAGGACGAAGCGCTACAAAATCAGGTCATGCGCCTGTGGAATGACTGGATGGAGGAGGCGGAATCCGAGGGGGTGGTCAATTTCTACGGTATGCAGGACATCGCCGGCGGGGCGCTCTTCGACGCGGGCGAGATGTTTGTCCGCTTGCGTTCCCGGCGGGCGAGTGATGGTCTGACGGTCCCGCTGCAGCTCCAGATGTTGGAGACGGAATTTCTCGACCGGACCTACAACATACCCCTCGCCAACGGGCGACAGATCAAGGCGGGGATCGAGTATGACACCATCGGACGACGGGCCGCGTACTGGTTTTGGAAAGAACATCCGGGTGACCAACTCGGTTTTCGCAACACCGGTCAGCGGGTGCGCGTGCCGGCCGATCGGGTGATCCATGTGTACGAGGTGGGCCGTCCGGGTCAGATGCGCGGCTTCCCCAAGATCATCCCCGGCATGATCCGCCTGTGGCTCCTCGACCAGTATGATGACGCCGAACTCGATCGCAAGAAGGTGGCCGCTCTGGTCGCGGCTTTTATCACCAAGCCCGACGAGGGCGCCTTCTGGACCAACGAAGAGGAGGAGACGAACGACGACACGGGCCTGACGGAGGCGATTGCCGAGTGGGAACCGGGCATGGTTCAGGAGCTGCTGCCTGGAGAGGATATCGAATTCTCGAATCCTGCCGATGTGGGGGGGCAGTACGAATCGTTTCAGTTTCGGAACCTCTTGGCCATCTCTGCGGCCATCGGGGTCCCGTACGCGAACATGACGGGCGATGTGTCCAGGGCTAACTATTCCAGTCTGCGCGCGGATATGGTCCGCTTCAAGAAGCGGATCACCCGGACCCAAAAAAAGACGCTGGTCTTCCAGCTGTGCCGGTGCGTGTGGGCGGAATTCATCGACGCGGCCGTCCTGTCGGGGGTGTTGGCCGTCGATCGAGACGCGGCGCAGGAGCTGAAGCGCCGGGTGGTCTGGATCCCGCCGAAGTGGGAGTGGGTGGACCCGAAAAAGGACTTGGAGGCCGAGGTGTTGGCCAAGGACAACAACCTCAAGTCTCGGTCGCAGATCATCATCGAGCAGGGGGGGGATCCCGAAGAGGTCGACGAGCAGATCGCCAAGGATCGAGAGCGGGAGAAAAAGCTGGACAAGGCGTCTCCCGCCCGGTCGCCGATACCCACGTCCGATGAGGACGAGGAGCAGGAGTACCGCGACGAAAGAGAAAGGGCCGTTGGATGAAACTCGCTTATCCCCACATCGCCGGGCGGATCTTCAACGAGCCGCTGCTGATCCACGAAGAGAAGGCCGCCGTTATCGTTCATGCGCTGGAGCCCCGGTTGCTGGGCCAGGGCAAGCCCCACGCATCGGAGGGAGACGATCAGGAGCAAGAGCGCGGTTTCGATGTACACGACGGCATCGCGGTTATTCGCATCACGGGGACCCTGATCAATCGGGGGAGTTGGATGTCGGCCTGGTCCGGGATGCGCAGCTACGGTCAACTACGGGAGGCCGTGGAGGACGCAGCCACCGATCCCCAGATACGGGGCATCCTACTGGACATCGACTCGCCGGGCGGCGAAGCGGCGGGCCTGTTCGATCTGGTCGACTTCCTCTACAACGCACGCGCCCTGAAACCCTTGTGGGCCATCGCCAACGACGACGCCTATTCAGCCGCGTACGGGATCGCGTCCGCCGCCGAGAAAATCTACGTGACGCGCACCAGCGGCGTGGGTTCCGTGGGAGTGATCGCGCTCCACCTGGACCACTCGGAAGCCGACGAGAGGGAGGGGTTGAAATACACGATTTTCCGGGGGGGGAAGTTCAAAGCCGAACACAACACCTACGAGCCCCTGACCGACCACGCGACGCAGACCCTGCAGGCCGAGATCGACCGCCTGCATCAGCTCTTCGCCGAGACGGTGGCTCGCAATCGAGCCCTGTCCGTCAACGCCGTACTGGCCACCGAAGCGCAGACCTACCACGGTCCCCACGGGATCGAGATCGGGTTTGCCGATCGACTCGGGACCCTGGAGGATGCGCTGGCGGCGATGCAGCGGGCGGTAGATCCGGCACCGGTGCAGGTCGGCTTCACGTTGGATGCCGTCCCGGACCAGGAGACCCTTCAACGGGTCGTAGAGGAAGCCATCCTCCCCACGCTTCAAGAGAAAAGTAAAGAAGGTATAGCCATCGTCACCCCGCGCGGAACCGCCGCGCATAAACACCCCAGCCACGAGGAGGATACCATGGCTGAGAACACCACCGCTTCGGCGGAGACCGCGCAGGAGACCGCCGAGAGTCAGGGCCAGGTCATCGACCTGGAGCAGCACCGAGCCAGCGCCCGCCTGGAAGAGCGGGCCTACCAGAAGAAGCTCCGGGGCCTGTGCCAGATGGCGGGCAAACCGGATCTGGCCGAGGCGTTCATCGAGAAGGACCTCACGGCGGCCATCGTCAGCGAGCGCCTGCTGGAGCTGCGCGCCCAGGAGGACGAGGCGGTCCAGATCAACGCGCAGACCGACCCGCACCCCACGCGGCCCCCCAAGGCCCTCAACGGGAGCGAGGTGTACGATACGCTCAATCAGCCCTACCGCCAGGCCCTGGCCGGCGTTAGGGATTAATCGATACCCGAGGAGGAGGTCTTTAAATATGGCTATCACGGAATCGACGCACGCGGTAGAGGGTCTGATCTCCGAAGACCCGGGATCGCGGAGCAGAAAGAATATCACCGTCAACACGGGCCAGGACCTCGGGGCCATGACGGTGCTCGGGCAGATCTACACGGGGACGGCGGCCGCCGGCGGTAGCAATACCGGCGACGGCACCGCCTCGGCCGTGACGATCGGCAAGAAAACCGAGGTGGGCGCCTACACACTCACGGCCACCAGTGCCACGAGCTTCGACGTGCGGGCGCCGTCGGGCTACCGACTGCCCACCCTGACGGTGGGATCGGCCTACACGGGCGGTGGGCATTTCGGCATCACCCTTTCGGCGGGGTCCACCGACTTCATCGCCGGGGATACGTTCACGGTGACGATGGCCGAGGGCGACTGGGAGCAGTTGGTTGTGGCCGCCACGGACGGGACCCAGAAGGCACGCGGCATCCTCCTGGAGGCGTGCAACGCCACCAGCGCGGACAAAACGTCGGCGGCGGTGGTACGCGATGCCAAGGCCAAGAGCGGCGAGATGACCTGGCCGACCGGCATCACCGCCGGCCAGAAGACGACCGCCATCAGCGAACTGGCCGAGTTCGGCGTCATCGTCGAAACCTAAACGGAAATTCACGGATTCCCAGGGGTGGAGCGGATTGATCACCGCGCGCTGAGGCCGCACCCTCGGCCCACCCTAAAAGCCCGTGCGGGGGCCTTTCGGGAACTCCCATCTCTACGAGGAGAGAATCGAAATGCCGCTGACATTAGATGCGTTCGAGACGGATGTCTTCAGTGAAAGCGAACTGACTGCCGCCGTCAACCTGCTCGATCACGTTCCGGGCCTGCTGGGTTCGCTGGGCGCGTTCGAGATGTACGGCGTCCCGACGACCAGTATCTGGGTCGAAGAGAAAGACGACGCGCTGTCCCTCGTGGCCAACACGCCTCGCACGGGTGTGCCCCCCCAGATGGACAACTCCGCCCGGCGCCGGGTGGGTCGCCAGTTCACGCTGACGCACCTGCCGAAGACGGACTACGTCTGGGCCGAAGAGATTCAGAACGTCAAGGCATTTGGCCTGACCACCGAGCTTCAGACGCTGGAGGGGATGGTCCAGCAACGCCAGCAAGCGCTCCGGCGTGACATCGAGCTGACCTGGGAAAACCTGATGCTCGGGGCCGTGCAGGGGATCATCTACGACTCGGACGGGTCGACGGTGATCTACAACCTGTTCACCGAGTTTAGCGTCACCCAGGAGAGTGAGGTGGACTTCGAGCTGGATGATGCCACTACGACCGTCCGGCAGAAGTGCGACGCCCTGACGCGGACCCTGTTGCGGAACCTGAAGGGCGGCGTATCGCCGGGGGTGCGCCTCATCGGCCTGGCCAGTGATGGCTTTTGGGACTCCTTGGTCAACCATAGCTCGGTCGAACAGACCTTCCTGAACTGGCAGGCCGCCCAGGATCTGCGGGCCGGTACGGCGTTCAGTGGGTTCCGCTTCGGCGGGATCGACTGGTACAACTACCGGGGTACCGACGACGAGTCCACCGTCACGCTGACCGCCAACAAGGCTGTCTTCTTCCCGGCGGGCGTGCCGGGTCTGTTCCGTATGCCGTTCGGGCCGGGCAATACGACCGATACGGTCAACACGGTGGGGTTGCCCTTCTATTCCTGGGTCAACCGGTCCAACAAGAAATTCGTGGAGTTGGAAGTCCAGTCAAACCCGCTGCCCATCTGCACGCAGCCGCTGGTGCTGATGAAGGCCACGCGGTACTAGGCGGGCGAAAGAGAAAGGATAGGATGGCGATCGCGGACCTGCTGGCTGCTTCCGAAGATACCGTCTTCCGCCTGCTGGCCGAAGAGGCGACCTACACCCCGACCGGGGGATCGGCGACGACCATCCAGGTCATGCCGGTCTCCCCGGACGAGGTGCTGGCCTTCGAGCAGACCCGCCTCCAGCAGGATCCGGTCGTCCTGGAGGTACGCGTCTCCGAGGTGGCGAGCCCGACGAAAGGCGAAGCAATCACGTACGACAGCACCTTATATGTAATCAAGGAGACGCCCACGCATCCCGACCCCCGGCGCCGCATTTGGACGATCGAATTGAGACCTGCATGAGACTACGAGCCGCCATCCAGGGCGACCTGAAGAAGATGATGGCCCAGGAGATCAAGGACGCCACGGCCGGTATGACGCAGGCCGTCCAGGAGGTAGGCGAGGAGACCAAGCAGCGTCTGCGCCAGCAAGTGGAGGGCGCCGGCCTGGGAAAGGGGATCGCTAAAGGTTGGCGGGGCAAGTACTACCCGAATCAAGAGGAGAATCCGGCATACCTGGTCTACACCAAGGCTCGCAAGATCGTCCGCGCCTTTTCCGAGGGCGTGGTGGTCCGACCCCGAAAAAGTCGGTTCCTGGCCATCCCTACCCCCGAGGCGCGGCAACTGGCCGGCCGCCGGGGACGAGGGGCGGGAGGGCGCTATCAAAAACTCTCGCCTGCCACCTGGCCCGCTTCGATCCCGCTGCGGTTCGTGGCTCGTCCACGACCGCCTCATCTGCTAGTTCTGGATGATGTAGCCGTGACGCGGGCCGGGCGGGTCGTGCGAGGGAGTCGGACTAAGACGGGGCGTCTCAAACGGGGTGCCGCCACGGTCGTGGCCTTTTTTTTGTATCCGCAGGTGCGACTCCCGAAAAAACTGGACGTAGACGGGGTCTTTGACTGGGCCGATCGTGAGCTGATCCCGCGCATCCAGCGGTATTACCAGACCACACCGGTCTCGAAAGGGTGAAACGATGCCCAGCACCGAAGAAACGGCGCTAGCCGGGCTCTACACGGTCCTGGGGACCGTCTCGGGTCCCACCCTGGCGGATCGAAATGCGGAGGAGCCGGAGAGCGTAGGGGCTGTGGGGTTACTCATCCAGCATGATGGCGAGCGAGGGAAACCGGTGGAAATATGCCTATCGCCGACGACCTGGAGCTATGAGCACGAGGTGCCGCTGGAGGTGTGGATCCAATTGCCCACGGATGGCGCGCGCCGGACCCTGCGCGACTCGATCCTGTCGTCGATCGCTACGGCGATCGGAGCCGATACCACCCTGGGAGGAACGGTCGACTATACCGAACTCCAAGCCCCTGAGTACGACGTGGAGCGCGTCGTCGGTGAAGACAACCTGAGCCGGACGCTCGTCCCGCTTGTGCTCTATTACGATACCACGAACCCCTTGACGTAAGAAAGAAGGAGAAAGACCCCATGGGACGTGCATACGGACATCAGGCGGAGCTGCTGTTTGCCTACGAAACCGTCGACTACGGAACGGCCTCTGTGGACGGCACGTACTACAAGTTGCCTTTCATCACGCTCGATGTGGGGGGCGAGCGACCCGACGAGGAAGACCCGGCCCTGTCGACCGCTGCGGGCCGCGATCCGAACGAGCCCTTGCCGGGCCTCTTCAGCGACGGCGGCCAGATCGTCGTCCCCCTCGATCTGCGCAATATCGGCTTTTGGCTCAAGCTCCAGTTCGACAAAGTATCGTCGGCAAATGTCTGCGGCGTCTACACGCACACCTTTGTCTCGGGCGACAACGCGCTGCCGTCGGCGACCGTCGAGGTGGGCTACCCTGACGCATCCCTGTACTACCTGAACACGGGCGTGCGTGCCGAGTCCATCGCCCTCGGGCTAAACCGCCAGAACCATCCCGTAGCCACTATCCAACTGGTGGGCCAGGACGAAGCCAAGGACACGTCGTCGGTGGACAGCACCCCCAACACGCTGACGTATAGCCGCTTCACCAAATTCCAGGGGATGGTGCAGCGCAATGGTACCGATCTGTCCAACGTCATCAATTCCGAACTCACCTACGCCAACAACCTGGAGGTGCTGGACGACATCCTGCGCAGCGACGACCTGATCGAGGATGCGGAGCCGGGCTTGGCCTCGCTGACGGGGAGCATCACGACCCGATTCGCCGACGATACCCTGCGCAACGACGCGGACACCCGCGCTACGCTGGACCTGGACCACATCTGGACCATCGATGCTGATAACAACCTGACCGTTGGGGCGCACCAGTGCCACCTGTCTGTACCGAAGCGACCCATCGGGGGACCCGGCGCCGTGCAGCCGGCGTTCCCGTGGGTGGCGTCCTACGATTCGGGCGAGAGCGAGATGCTGGAGATCCTGCTGGAGAACGATGTCGCCGACTACGTGAACGCCTCATAAGCGGGCGAGAAAGGGAAAGGGTATGCTGCGACTACAAAAGCGCAAGGAGCCGTATTGGATCGACCTGTTGTACGGGGTCCGCGTCCAGGTCCACCCGCTCACCACCGCCCTCTTTGGCACGGCGCAAAGCCGCGGACAGAAGAAGATCCAGGCGCTACGGGAACAGTGGGACGATCTGCAGGCGGTGGGCGCGGACTCGAACGCGGCGGGCCTGCCGGATCTGGACGATGAGTGTGTCCGCGAGGGGATGGCGCGGCAGTTTTTTGCGCAGGCGTTGGGACGCGCCGCCATCATCGCCTGGGAAGGAGTCAGTGAGGCCGATAGCGACGCGCCGGCCCCGGTCACCCCCGAGACCGTCGACGACTTGATGGAGCTGGACCCGCTGTTGGCGGAGACCTTCCTCCAGCAGTACACCGCCGAACGGGACCGACTCACCCAAGCAAAAAACGGCTCCGCGCCCTCGCCGAGTGGCACTTCGGCGGGGGGCACGACGCCTGTGAACGATGCCGCGATCTTGACACCCCCTGTAGTCGAGGCGGACGAAACGACGACGGACATCGTTGCCCCTACGTCGAACACGAGCCCCTGACCGCGGAGGAGTGGGAAGCGTGGGACGTAATCCAGCTGGGGCAAGGGCAACTGCGCA